GGGAGGATGCAATGAATCGGGTGATTGACATGTCGGTATGGAGTGCGACGAGCGGCGACGTGGACAAGTTGTCGGAAGCAATGGCGCTGGCGTTCGGCCAGTTGACCAACGTGGTCCGCAACAAGGTCAGCCACTTCGCCAAGAAGGGCAAGGACGGCCAGCCGATTCCGGACTACGCCGACCTCGCCTCGTGCTTCGAGTGCATTCGCAAGGCGTACAGCGCCAATGGCCTGTCGGTCGTGCAGACGTTCCACCCCTACGGCGAGGACGGCACGATCTATCTGGTCACCACCGTCCGTCACAAGACGGGGCAGTTCGAGCGGTCGTACCTGCCGATGAAGGGCAACCTCGCCCCGCAGGAACTCGCCAAGTCGGCGACGTATCTCAAGCGGATCGCGTTGTGCGCCATCGTCGGCATCGCTGCGGACGACGACGACGACGGCGAGCAGGCCAACAAGTCGCACCAGCAGGCGCAGGCTGCGGACTCGCAGCGTGTCGAGCGTGCCCTCGTGTCGAAGGTCCGGGCCTGCAAGACGGCGGAGGAGATTGCCTCCGTCATCGAGCAGGCCGAGCGTGGCGTGGCCGTCCAGCAACTGAGCCTTGAGTCGCTGGCAGCGATCAAGCGAGTGGGCGGCGATCACGCCACCAAGTTGGCAAAGGCAGGGGCAGCGAAGGGACAGCCCGCGCTCGCCTCGTGACGGTCCAACCAGACGTGAGGTTCTCCTCCAGCGGCGCGCCGGACGCCGGTCACGTCATCCGGCACCAACACAAGGAAGGACAGGGTTGCGATGGACGCGCAAGAACTCGACTACGCCCGGATGGTGTCGCTCATGGCGGCGCAGGGAATCCTGCGGCACGCCGACGCCATCGAGTTTTGCAGCACCGTGCTGCCGTCTCTGCTGTCGGAACTGGAAATCCTCGAAGGCGTGGCTAACCGCCTGTCGCAGATGATCGCCGCTGCGATCTCGCCGCCGAAGGAGGAGGCCCCAGAGCCGCAGCCGGTCGAGAAGCCCAAGCGTCCACGCTCCCGCAGAAAGAAGGAGCAGGCCAAATGACCAGACAGCAACTGCGAGCGGTGCTGCGTGACTACCAGCGCAAGTCGGTGTACGAGGTGTGCCGTGCGGCGAAGGGCGGGGCCCGACGCATCACGGTGTGCCAGCCTGTGGGCAGCGGCAAGACGGAGGTCATTGCCGAACTGTGCCGGCTGGCCCGCTACCCGCTGGTCGTCGTCCCCCAGATCGGGATCATGCGCCAAGCGCGCGACCGTCTGGAGGACCGTCTGGGCGAGGAGTGCGACATCGAGCAGGGCTCGTTTCGTGCCGGCACCACCTCGTCGTTCGACGGATGGTTCGACCGCCGCATCATCGTCGGCTCGCGAGACAGCCTGCTGTCCAACAGCCGATTCACGGCATCCGTCTACGAGCGCATCACGCTGGTGGTCGTGGACGAGTGCCATGTCGGCATGACGCCACGCTTCGAGGCGATGCTGCAATGGTTCGAGCAGCGAGGCGCCACGATCGTCGGCTTCAGTGCCACGCCCTACAAGGGCAAGGGCAAGGCGCTGCGCTTCTGGCCTCGACCGCAGGTGGTGTACACGCTGATGCAGGGCATCGACGACGGCTATCTCGTCGGCCCCAAGTGCTTCCTGTCTGAGGCGCAGTCGTTCGACCTGACAAAGATCGAGCAGATCGAGGGGCAGTGGAACAAGGCCCAGTTGGCTGCGGTCCTGACCGCCGAACATTTCGCTCAAGAGGTGGTCGGCCTCGCCCTACAGACGTACGCCGGCCAGCCGTCGGTCGTGTATGCGTCGAACAAGCGGCAGGCCCGACTCCTGTGCGAGGTCTTCGAGCGATACGCCGTTCGCACGAGCCTCGTCCATTCGAGCCAGAGCCCAGAGGAGCGTTTCGCCAACATGCAGGCGTTCGTCTCCGGCGAGACGAAGATCATCGTGAACGTCGGGATTCTGGGCTACGGTTGGGACTTTCCGGAACTCCGCAACATCTACATGGCGGCTCCGACACGCAGCCTGAGTCGCTACGAGCAGCGGCTTGGTCGTGGCACGCGCCCGCTCAAGGGCACCATTGACCCCGACATGTCTCGGGACGAGCGCCTCGCCGCCATCGCCGCATCCGGCAAGCCGCACTTCAACATCTACGACGTGACCGACAGCAGCCGGTCGCACCAGTTGCTCTCGGCCCTCGACGTGCTGGACGCGAAGTCTCGCAAGAACCTGACGAGGCGCGAGCGAATGCTGGCGTCTCTTGGCATGGAGGGCGTGGCCGCCACAGAGGCGATCAAGAAGGCCGACGAGCAGGAGTTGGCCGACTTGCAGGCCCGCATGGCCGAGATCACGGAGAAGCGCAAGCGTCTGGTCGTCGGCGTGACGTTCGACCACACGACACGCGACCTGTTCTCGGAGCCGATGGAGAAGCGCCGCAGGGGCTGGCGCATGCTCTACGGCCGCTACAAGGGCCAGAGGCTGGAGTCCATCCCAGAGGGCTACCTGACATGGGTCATGGGCCAGCAGAACAAGGAGACACCGTTCAAGCAGGCCGTGCGTCGGGAACTGACCCGCCGCCAGACTGCCGACAAGCCAACGTAATTAGATCGCGCTGCCTATCTACTCGTACCGAACAGCGTCAAAAACTCGGTCGAGCCTAAAGAAAGCCCGCCCTATGGCGGGAGCGGCGAGTCCGCACAAGTCGGTCCAAAGCGCACGAAATCCGGGCAACGGAGCCGTAGTTGATCGGCGAACCCCGACGTCCCGGTCGTAGTCCGAAGACAACGGAATAAGGCGCAGAGGGCTAACCCGCTTGGGTAGACGGGGCGCGTAGGCGTCTTCGGAAGGGATGGGGTCCAGACGTGAGCCGCGACCTAGTGATGCTGCGCTACACTGACGATGACGGGGAGCGTCTGGCTGCGGTGTGCCGGCCGAGCGAAGGCGTGGAAACGCTGCGGTCAATCATCCATGAGGAGGACGACTACAACCTGCGGTTCAGCGACCACGAGGAGCGTTCGGCCGTGATCCTCGACACGAGCGGCCCCGTGTTCGTGTTCGACGCCGACCATGCGATGACGCTGTCGGTGTGGTTTGGGCTCGCCGCAGAGTGGCTGCGGCAGCGAGAGGCGATGGACGAACTGGAGGACGGAGATGACAACGATGATAGCGAAAGCGATTAGCGCGTTTCTCAAGAGCGGAGAGGCGGCGACCGAACTGTGCAACACCCTTCGCACGCTCGTGCGGAAGCAGCCCGTGCGCATGCAGCGTATCGCCGATTGCGGCATTGAGGATCAAGTGATGACACCGCTGCCGGTGTATCGGTGGTCGGTGGAGTTCCGCACCAAAGAGGACTTGATGCGGTTTGACGCTGTGATAGGCGCGATCGTGCGCCTTCCCGACGGAGGCGAGCGTGAGTGATGGCAATGAAGAACTTTCGTCCTTCGCGCGTGAATACCCGTACTGTGCGATGTGCTGGTCAAGGGACGGCCTGCACATCCACCACCTGCAACAAGGCGCAGGGCGGGTCCACGACAGGAGGGCGCTGCTCCGGCTGTGCCATTGGTGCCATGAGGGCCTCCACTTTGGAGGAAAGAACAACCTCACTAAAGGCATGTGCCTCACAGCCAAGCGAGAGTGCGACGACGCCAACTATGACCCGTCGTTCCTTGCCTCGCTCCGCCGCAAAGTCCATCTGGGATACGGCCTTGAACGTATTCCTCACCGCGTTCTCTGGTTCCGGGCCAAGCGAGGTATCCCGCAGGAGTTGACAAGGATGTCAATCAACAGCAGGCGGAAGGGCAAGGTCGGCGAACTGGAAGCGCGCGACCACTGGAACAGGCTGCTGCCGAAGGCGCACTCACGCCGCTCGCAGCAGCACAGCGGCACCGAGAGCGCGTCCGACCTCATCAGTCCGGGCACGCCGAACCTGTGGATCGAGGTCAAGCGCGTCCAGCGGCTGAATCTCGACGCCGTGATGGAGAAGTCGCGCGAGCAGTGCGGCGAACTCGTGCCCGTGATCCTGCATCGGAAGAACGACGGCCAGTGGATGGTGACGTTTCCGCTCGAAGACATCCATAGGTTCGCCGCGCAGGTGAACGGTGCGCTATGACACGCAAGTCCATCTACCAATCCACCAAACGATGGCTGCGCCGCAACTATCCGCTTCCGTTCGCGTGTCGCGTTCTCACGCGCGACCCGTCTCGCATGACAGGCATGCACGGCCAGTTCATCTGGCACGGCGAGCACGCAACGATATGGGTGCGCGCAGTCGCAAACGAGGAGCAAATGGCGGAGACGCTGATCGAGGAGTGGGTTCACGGAATGCGACACGCGGCTCCTCTCGAAGTGGACTACGAAGGCGAAGCACACGACGCAACATTCTGGGCCCTCTACGGAGCAGTAGTGACCAGATGGCGAAAAGAACTCCTGTAAGCGTCCGGCTCGAATGGTTCGAGATCAGTGCGGCTGCGCAGGTAGGCGTGAGCCGTAACGTCGAAGCCATACGTGCGGGATACAGGTCGCGCATACGTGGAAAGGATTCCATGTGGGACCGGCACGTACTGGGCGCTCTGGGCGAGTGCGCGTTTGCGAAAGCAACCGGCCGCTATTGGTCGGGCAGCGTCAACACGTTCAAGAGCGGCGGGGATGTGGGCAACACAATCCAGATACGCACGCGCTCAAAGCACGACTATGACCTCATCGTTCGCGACGACGACCGGGACGACGACATCTACGTTCTGGTGACCGGCGGCCCGCAGGAGTTTCTGGTGCATGGCTGGATGCTGTGCGCCGACGCCAAGTCCAAGCAGTTCGTGAGCGACTACGGCGGCTACGGAGAGGCGTACTTCGTGC